TAAAATCCATTCCTTCATGCGGCGTTTACAACACAGAAAGCAAAGTGTTCAAGCTTTTTTCCTCCATAAAGCCGTTTCCTACATTTAATTGCAGGAGTAATAGTAAACAAAGTATACCTCAATATTAGGCATTTGTACTGCAAGGTTTTGCATAGGTATATGAGCGTGAATGAGTGAACGGCTTCAATATTTATGTATGGTTGGTAAAATCTGTCACCCACTCCAAACCCCAAACAAATTCTTCACATAAACCGAAACGACATAATCGCCGTCGGTGGCTAAGTGATGATGATAAATATCATGAGACCGTTCCGCGTTTGCCGGGACGGTTTCTGATTCTGCGTGGAGCAATTCGCCGATGCCGCGGCCTTTCGGGTGTCCGGGGAGGGTTTTGCGGATTTCGGCTTCGGTGTATGCCATGTCGGATGAGTAGGTTACTACGGATTTTTCGTAGCCTGGCTTGTCGGATATTCGTTCTCTTGTGTGGCGTTCGGTCACATATGGTGTCGCGGGGACGACCTCCGCGCTCAAGTCAATGTCCGCGCTGAGCGTTAGGCTTTGGCTGTATGAGAGAGGATTTCCGAAGTTCGAAATTACAGAGCCGCCTATTTTGACACTGCCGAGAATGTATCCGTTGTTCGGCGTGAAGGTGAAATTGATTGTGTCGCCTTTAATATACACCCCCGCGCCGGGCGAAACAGAGGCGTTTATCAGAGATGAAATCGTGACATTGACCGTTTCCCTCACGGTGACGACGCAGCTCGCGCTCACGCCGCTTTCTGTTGTTGCCGTTATTACCGCCGTCCCCGCCGCCTTCGCGCTGATTATGCCCGCTCCGCTGACCGAAGCGATGTTCGAGTCCGACGATGACCAGGAAATATTATCCGTTGAGTTTGAGGGCGTGATTGCCGCGGATAGTGTTACGGTATCGCCTTTTGTGAGCAGAAGCGAATCGGGCGTTACGGATATGCCTGTCGCCGGGATGTGCCAGACGATGCTGCTTATCACGCAGTAAATGCGCCCGTCGTAGGTTAGAATTGAGGTGTTTTGGTATTCCGCCGCCCACGCGAGTCCGCTTTTGCTTCCGCTGTTGTAAGGCTTGTTTATGTCTGTGGCGGCGAGGTTTAACAGCTCGGCGTTATTGTACGTTTTGGAATAATCGCTTGTGATGAAGCTTGTGCTTTTTTCGCTTTTTCCCGCGTCGCCCAGAGTTTGCCCCGTTTGAGCCTCCGCCGCCACCGAGCCGCCCGAATATTTCCGAATAGAAGCAATCCTGCTTGTGATTTGCGTTGTAGCGGCTCCTCTCAGGGCGTGTTTCAGGCGGATGGTGTAGCTGACAATGACGGCTTCGTCGGGGATGTCCGTGTGGTTGAATCCCAAAAACACGACTTGAGGTTTTGATGAACCCTTCCACGGAAAAATCGCGTAGGTCATGTTATCCAGGTCGGTAGTGAGGTTTGAGAGATTGTTTATTGTGCCGACGTTGGATGTGGTTACGTCCTTGCAATGGCTTGTGCTTGTTCGTGTACCCATAAATTACACACTCCAACGAATCCCGTCATAGACGAAAACTTTGATGATGTACGCGCCGTCTGAGCCGCCGGCGGCTGTTTTGAGGTCGGCGCCTTTTATGACTACCGTTAGCGGGTTCATTTCGGCGAAGGTGCCCGCGCCGCTTGTATTTGTTGAGCCGGCAACCGTTGAAATCGCGGCGTTCGCGGGGTTGTTTGCGTCGGAATTTGTGATGGGGACGAGCATTGTTTTGTATTCGAGGAAGGGCTTGTTGACTGTGAAAGTGAAGGTGCTGGTGTCCTTGCCGGGTTGTTCGGAGATTCTCGCCGCGTCGGGTCCGCTTATGATTACGGTCGGGATTACGGTGTCGAGGCGAATTTGGGCGGTGATTTCCGATGTTGTGTTGTGGAGGTCGTCGCGGACTTTTAGGCGGACTGTTTTCAAGCCGTCCGCGCCGAGGAGAATCAGGGATTTTGTCGGGTGGAAGGTTTCCCAGACGGATTGCTCTTCGCTCAGCGTTACTGTATTTTGCGACGCGCTGTCGTAGATGTCGCCGTAGAATTTCATGGTGTAGCCCGCGGTGGAAGCATCGGAGCAACCGAGCGCGGCGGTGACGGCGGTTTCGCCAACGGTCGCCGCGCCGCTGTTAAGGCTCAGCGACACTCCCTGCGGGGCGAGGGTGTCCAGGGTCAGGTTGAAAAATGAGGGCATGGATTAATCCTCCTGTGATTCTAAAATCAGATAAAAATACGCCTTGCCGCGCAGGCTTCGGTCGTAGATTGTTTCTTCAGCGGTCATTATTATGGAAATTTCAACGGGGTACAATTCTGTTTCGTTTGCGGTTATTGCCATTATGTACCGTCCTTTATGAAATGGATTTTGTCGGGGTCGCGGCGGTGGTCGGGCGGCAGGGCGTTGTATTCATCGCGTGTGCCGAGCCAGAAATTTACGGGAGCTGTGACGGGATTGTTTTTGTAACCCAGGTTGCCGTCGATATCTGAAAGGTCGGAGAGGATATCAATGTTTTTGAGAGATGAAACGAGTTTTGCCGCCGTGATTGCCGCGTCAACGATGTCGGGGGAAAGCGTGGGGGCGATTCTGTTGTTTTCATCGGTTCTGTCGGAAACAACCGCGCGGAAGTTGTCGGTTGTCCATACGGCGGTTCCGTCTTTCATTAGAAATTTGAAGCTGCATTTGTACGAACCGCTTTTCGCGGTGAAGGCTGTTGTGACGGGCATATTTATTTGGATTTTGTTGTCAAAAATATGCTTTTCATCAAGAGAATAGATACCGAGTCCGTTGATGTGAAGCGCGGCGGCGGAATCACTCAAATCCGTGTCGTCGGGGAAACGCGGGAAAATGAAGCGGATTACGCGGGTGTCGTTGTCGGACAGATTTCCCAGATCCAGCTCCTCCTGAATCGGCCTTTTGCCGTCGAATTCAAATTCAAGCACGTTTTCACCGCCTCACATTAAATCATACGGAATAATGTCGTCAATTCCGAGTTCTTTTTTAGCTTTTTCAATGCCCAGCCATTGTTTGTGGCAAGTCCATAAATCGAGGAACAGTCCGATGGGTGTGAGCCAGAAGTCGTCGGGGCTCATGCCCAGATGGACTGTTCCGAAATACAAGAGCCGAGTAAACATTTCGTCATCGTTCCCCGCACGCTGCGGATTGTTTACTCGGCTGTCGTGTTTTTTGATACTTCGGTTTCGCTCTCAATATTCCGAGCGGTTCCTTTGAACATCGCTTCCGAAATGGCTTCTTTGTAGGACGCAAGTTCCAGCGGCGTGGTGAGCAGCTCGACCTCGTCTGTGGTCAGTTCCTCGCGCGGCGCGTCACGATGCTTGAGGTTGTGTATTAATATTGTTTGGTTAGATAGCAATGTAATAAGCCAGACTATTTCTTCGAGGGCAAGCTCGAAATTTTCTGATTTCAGGAGTTTATCGCCCAAGTTTTCAAGCCCGCCGTAGCGCGCGGCGATGGCTTTGGTTGCTTTAGTGGTGAGCAGAAGTTCGTACTCCTCGCCGCCAATGTTGATAATTGCGCTTCTTTCGTTTTCCATGATTATGACCATTCCTTTCCTGCGAGGTGGAAACTTTGGGGCGGTTTTTGTCGCAACAAAAATTTCGGATTTCATCCGAAAAGCCACAAATTTCCCGTTTGAAAGATTTATCTTTCAAACTTTATCCTTCACCTCCGACCGGGGCAAATACAGGTTCATAAACCTGAGTAAACCAGCTTGTGATAACGGTTGCCGGAACACCTGCGCTGCCTTCCGTTACCTCGCTCTTCCACGGATGTTTTCCGAGACCGTCGGGTTTGTTGCGGCGCATGACAGTGCCTTCTATTGTTGGTGAAGAGAAGGTTATGCTGTCACCTTTGGTCTGTAAGTTGGTAGCCGGGACGCCGAATTTTACTCTGTACAACCAAAAGTAACGATAGTGGCCGTCGCTCTTTTGCGCGCGGAATCCGACTGCGACGGAGCTGCCGACGTTTTCGCCTGCGGATATCAGTACGCCGTTGTCGTCTGTGGTCGCGCCGGTTAAATCGGCAGCGGCGGTAATGCCGATATCGTCCACGCCGAGAGACAATTTCCCACTTTTGAAGTCTTTGATGACCTCAGATGCTGAATCATCTGCGTACAGGACAGCTTCCGCGAGCTCTACCGAGAGATCCGCTTTCATTGCCTTTGCAAGGGATATGGGCGTGCCGTAGGCCTCCTCGCCTTCGGCTGATTCTGTGATTTTGGAATAAAAAAGCTTATCCATACCTATGGTTGCTATAATGATCACTCCTCGTTAAAAGTATAGTTTTTCGCCAAATCAATGGCCGTGTGATGATATCCGCTGTCATTTTCGTAGCCGATATACAGCCGTGAGGCAATGGTAAAATCCGCCGCCAGCAATGCCCGAACGATCTCGTTTTTGCGTTTGATATAGTTGCTTTTTGAGAATAAAGATAACCGTGCCTCCTGTGTTTCAAGTTGAGGGCGGTTGTCGGCATGAAGTTCAAACACATCCGCCAGCGGGGTTATCACGATGTATTCATCAGGGGCTTTTTCGCTAAATACGCCTGTTTCGACGGGGATTTTAAGACCGTTTAAAAGACTGTTAAGTTCTGTTAAAATGCTCATAATTTATCAAGCTCGCTTTCAAGAGAACCTATCATTGTTTGAATGCACTCGGATTTTGCCGCAGACTTTGCGGGCTTGAGGAAGGGGCGCGGCGGCTGTCCGTGCTTGCCGAACTCCAATATATTTGCGATTTTGGCATTACTGCCGCCGCCGCGCCGAGGTTCAGCGAATCCGATTTTGACATTGAAATCACCGTTTTTATCAAGCTTTGCTGGAGTGATACCCAGTGCGCCGATTAATTCGCCTGTCGAGCGCGAGGGATTTTTCGTTTTGCCGATGACCGCCGATAGATTGGATTTAACCTTTTTTAGCACAACTTCGCCGCCTGCTTCGAGTATGCGCGGGACAATCTCGTCTGTTCGCTCACCCAAAGCGGAAATCCTCATTAAAAAATTTTCCGGCATCGTAAATGTTGCTTTCGCGATAAAATCACCCCTCGCTTGAAGATATTTGTTTTGCGATTACTTCGATGTACATATTTTTGTTTTTCACGTTTTCTGCGGATAATATGTTGTAGCGTTCGCCGTTGCAGATGATGGTCATTGTTGTGTCAACGGTCAGGTTGGGAATGACGCGGAAGCGGAACAATGCGGTTGCGTCTGAGAATACAGCGTTGTTGCGCCATTTTTCGGTGCTGTTGCGAGGCTCAAAATATGTTCTTCCGGTAGCAAGTATGTTTTCATTTTGAACTGTAAAACCATCTGCATCTTTCACAGGGATGTTTGAAAGCAATGTATAAATTTCTGCCATTTTTCCAAAACTCAAACTTTGTACCTCCCTCTAAAAAGAATAATTTCTGTCAAGCCTCAACAGCATATTCACGGTATCCCATACCTGTTTAGCGGCGTTTGTGTTATCGCCGAAAAAGCCCGCTGTCGAGCCGTCTCTGCTTTCGTAGAAATGGCTCGACAGCATAATTATTGCCTGCTCTGTCGTGGGCGGAAGGGGTTTTGTGCGGTAATGTTCTCTGGGCAGGTGCTGGTAGCTTTCGGCATAGTAGACGGCGGCGCGGATGAAGCCTTTTAAAAGGTCGTCATCCGCGCCGTGTTCCAGTATCAGGTTGGCTTTGACTTTCGGCAAAAGCTCCGAAACGGTGTTGTTCATCTTTCTGCCCTCCGCGATATTTTTCTGTTAGCTAACTTTTCATAGCGAGAACTTTGATCGCTTCGGGCAGCGTCAGCTTGCCGTCCACGCGCTGGGTTGCCATGAAGCCGACCTGTCCGTTCGCGGCATAGAGCTCGTTGAGCCGCTTGAACGCGCGGCCTTCTCTGTCGGCAATCCAGTAATATTTGAAATCGCCGAAGGCTATGGTTTTGTTGCCCGCCGCGATTTCGGGAACGTATGCCGAGGTGTAGAGCGGGCGGCTGAGGATGGTATCGGGTGTCGCCTCTTTTATGGAGGGCTGCCACAGATACTGGCCCGCGTTGTCTTTCAATTTACGGATTGCCTTGACGGTGCTGTCGTTCATGATGAAGGAGGCGTTGCGGCGGTAGGGGGATTTGAGACTGTAGAACAAGTCAAGCACCTCGTCAAGAGTGATGGCGGTCGCCGACGCGGCTGTCACTCCGAGCTGCGCGCCGCCCGCCGCGTTGAGAATACCAGTGGGCTTGCCCGTGCCGTTGCCTATGATGAAGCCCTCCTCCTCGCGGCTTCCGATGCGGGAGGCGAAACCCTGCGCTATGTAGGATTCGAGATCAAACGCGCTGTCGTTGAGAAGCTCCTCGGAAACCTTAATCATGGTCGCCAGCTTGAACGCGCCGAGGGAGACCTGAGCGAATTTGTCGTCGCTTTCGGGAATCGCGCCCTCCTCGTCAACCCACGAGGCCGTGCCTTTTGTGGCGACAACAGGGATTTTGCGGTCGCCGCCCGCTGTGATTACGGTGGAAAGCTGACGGATGATGTTTTCCTCCTCAAGAGCCTGAATCAAGGTATTTTCAAACTCGTCGGGGACGAGATAGCCGCCTTCGGAATCCGTGCCTATCTGCAGGGCATTCAGCACCACGGCGGAGTTTTTGCCGCGCATGGCGTTCCAGAAGGATTTTTTGTATTCCATTGTGGCGCGGCCTTCCTTTTCCTCGGCTGTGTCGGCGGAAGGGGCGTTGGTGATGGGCTTGCTTGTGGCTTTCGCGAGTTCCGCGTCAATGGCGGACTGACGTTCCAGGCGGTCGATTTCTTTGCCGAGGGCAAGGACATCCGTCTCCATTTTATCGTAGGTCGCGGTGTCTTCGGCGGACAATATATCGCTGTCGCCGCGCTTTGTATCGAGGAAGGCCTTGGCGGCTTCCCATGCTTTCGCGCGCTTTTCGCGCAGTTCTAAAATTTTACTCATAATGAAATATTCCTCCTTAAAATTAATGTGAAATGAGATTTAAACGCTGATAAAGGGAGTCGGCGGGGGTGCCGTGTCTCTTTTCGGTACCGCTCTCTTTTGCCGGTGGACTGACCTTTGATAAAAGAGAATTTGTGACGGCGCGGCGGCTGAAGGCGAAGGTCTCGGTGTTGCTCTTACGCTTTTCATCCTCAAGAATCCCGTCCGCGAAGCCGAGTTCAATAGCTTTATTCGCGTTCATCCAGGTTTCCGCGTCCATCCAATGACTGATTTTTGTGCGTGACTGTCCGCTCTTGATTTCGTAGGCATTCAGGATGCTCTCTTTGAATTCGGACAGCATCTCAATGGCTTTCTGCATTTCGGCGCTGTCGCCTATCGCCACGGTCAGAGGATTGTGAATCATCATTATCGCGGTCGGAGCCATAAGCACCTTTGTTCCCGCCATGGCTATGACCGAAGCCGCGCTTGCCGCGATGCCGTCAATTTTCACGGTGACATTGCCCTTGTAATCCATGAGCATGGCGTAGATTTGACTTGCCGCGACGCAATCGCCGCCGGGCGAATTCAGCCAAATTGTGATGTCGCCTGTGTCCCCGAACAGCTCGGATTTGAACATTGCGGGAGTGATATTATCGTCAAACCATGATTCCGACGCGATTACTCCGTCGAGATAAAGGGTGCGTTCTTCGTTTGTTTCCGACTGCACCCAATTCCAAAACTTACGCATTAGGTTTCCTCCATTTTGTTAGATTTTGTGCTACGATGTGTGGCAGTAATTGGTATCATATTGCCGTTTACGAGGTACAAGTCCCCGCCTTCTTCGGCTGAGATGCGATTCATATCCTCAAGTTCGCGGATATCGTTTGCGGACATCCAGCCGTTCTGCCGGGCAGTTGAGTAGCCGGTCATGCGGCTTTGATAATCGCCGCGCAGTAGGCCGTCCACATTGAATTTGATGAACAATTTTGTTTTTTCGGACGGCAGAATCAGTGACCGCCGAAGAGACTGTTCCCAGCGAACAACCCACGGATCGAGTGTAAATTTCACGAATTCGAGAGATTGCTGTTCTATGTTGCTGAAGCTGCTTTTTTCGAGGTCGCCGACCATGTGCGGAGGCACGCGGAAAATGCGGGCAATTTCATTTAGCTGGAATTTTCTTGTTTGTAAAAACTGAGCAGCCTCGGGAGGTATGCCGATTGCTTGAAATTTCATACCCTCTTCGAGAACCGCGATTTTGTGCGCGTTCCCGCTGCCTTGGTAGGCGGCATTCCAGCTATCTTTTACGCGCTGAATGTCCTTTATTACACCCGGATGCTCAAGCACACCGCCGGGATTCGCCCCGTTGGCGAAAAAAGATGCACCGTATTCCTCGGTTGCGATTGCCATTCCGACCGCATTTTTTGCCATCGCAATCGGACTGTAGCCGACAAGCCCGTCAAATCCGAGACCGGGAATGTGCAGTACCTCATCCTGCCGAAGAGTGACCGTGCCGTTTTGGTACATCGGATGCTCCTGCGTGTCAATGTGATAGGTATAGACAAGTTCGCCGGTTGCCGCGCGGTTGACCTCCGTTTTATTTGGCAGCAGCGGATACAGCGCAAGCACCCTGCCGTTTCCGTCGCGGATAATCTGAGCGTATGCGTTGCCCCAAAGCAGCAGATGAGCCATCAGCGTTTCGCGAAAAACAAAACTTGTCATTTCAGGATTCGGCTCGTCGTGGAGCAAAGAATAGAGCGGATGGTCAGCCACCCGCTCTTTGCCGCCATCGGCGTTGTATTTATATAGATGTAAAGGCAGCCCGGCTATAGCTTCGGAGAGAATTCGCACACAGGCATACACGGCCGTGGTCTGCATGGCTGTGCGCTCGTTGACCGCCTTGCCGCTGCTTGTGCCGCCGAACAGAAATGAAAACGCGCTGCCGATGCGGTTTTCGGGTTTGTCGCGAGGGCGAAACAGCCCTGAAAATATGCTCAAAATATCATCACCTCCGAAAAATAGACATGAAAAAAGCACCTCTTACGAGATGCCGTTTCCGTTGTAATTATTCCTGTGTTTGGTTCAAGTGCATTTCTATATCCCTACCGCCGTACATAATACGAACGATTGCAACGATACCACTGCTCTCTATCGGGACAAAGAAAATGCCGTAATTGCCAACATTGATTCGGCGAAGCCCCTGACTTTTCCACGGCTCATTTGGGTATACGGCAAAGCTCTTCGGTGAAGTTTTCAGACCATAAATGCCGTTCCGTATACGCTCAATAAGTTTTTCGGCGGTAATCGGTTCTTGCAATTGAAATGCGATATATTCATATATATCACGCATATCCCTGTCCGCTTGATCGGTTATTTGAATGTGCCATTCTTTCATACACCATAATCCCTTCGCAAGTCGGCAAAAACGTCATCGGCGGGGCGCATCCGCCCAGCGTTCATGTCCGCGATTCCTTTTTCGATTTCCGTGTTGAATTGTTCTTCCGTAAGTGATGAAATATCAATAGGTTGATTTTGCGGCAATTTTATGGAAAACGGAAGCCCTTTTTGCAGAACAACTTGATGTAGAAACAAGCTGACAGCATTTGACATTGGGATGCCGAGCCGCGACAGTATTTTTTCTGCCTGCTCTTTTATATCGGGTTCAACTCGTGTATATATGCTTGATGATTTTGACATTTTGAAATCAGCTCCTTTATTGATATTATACCCGATTGTATCGCTAAATGCAAGCTATTTGTGAAAAAATGCTCAGATAATTAACAATCCACGATTATTGTATACGCTATCGTGGTTATCCGCCTTAATCATTGCTCTCGCAAGCCCCATAATCATAGCTACCGCGCCGTCGATTTTTTCCGTGGACTTCTGCTTGTTTGGCTTGATGTTGCCCGCCGCGTCTTGATCGATTATGACGTTGCCGACGTTCCAGTCGAGGACGGGATGTTTGCCGTGACGGATTTTTCCCTCCATGACAAGCTGAAACAGATCCTTTGACGGCGGGGACATGCTGACATATCCCTGACCGAATGGGAAAACCACAAAGCCGTGTTCCGCGCCCAGTTCCTCAAGATCGCGGCGGATTTTGTCAGCGCCGTAGCGGTCATAGGCGATCTCGCGGATGCGGAATCGCTCCGCCAGTTTCGCGATGAACGCGACTATGTAATCGTAGTCAACGACATTGCCTTCGGTTGTATAGAATACGCCCTGTTTTTTCCACACCTCATACGGAACGTGGTCGCGGCGGGTACGGAGAGCGATGACATCTTCGGGCAGCCAAAAGAATGGCAAAACCGCGTATTTTTCGTCGTTGCCGTCCGGAGGGAAAACCAGCACCAATGCGGTTAAATCGCCTGTTGACGAAAGATCGAGACCGCAATAGCAGTCGCGTCCCTCAAAATCAGATTCGTCGAAATCCTCACCGCAGAGTTCCCATTTATCCGCGGGCATCCAGCGGACATCGGAATTGTTCCACTCGTTGAGGCGGAACTGGCGGAAGTGCATCTCCTCGGCGGGGTTTTGGCGGGCTTGCTCATATGCGGCGCGGACGGTTTCAAATGGGATTGTTACGCCGATGGAGGGATTTACCCTCCGCCAGACCTTTTCGTCATCCCAGTTGTCGCCCTCCTCAATTCCGTAAACGGCGGGATAGAAGGAGGGATCTATCTTTGAGCCGTCCAGCACGGCCTTTGCCTTGCAGTGGATTTCATAGCAAATGCTTGTTTTGTCCTTGCCCGCCGTGGTGATGAGGAAGTAGAGAGGTTGACGTCGAGCGTCGCCCGTGAACTTTGTCATAGTGTCGAAAAGCTCGCGTGTTTGCTGAGCGAACAGCTCGTCGAAAATCAGTCCCGACACATTGAAGCCCTGTTTCGATTTGGTTTCCGACGAAAGCACGCGGTAGAAGCTGTTTGTGTGCGGAAAGATGATTCTTTTTGTTGACGGCACGAGCTTGGATAGGTTCAGCAGGTCTCCCCATTGCTCGACCATCGCTTTGGCGGTGTTGAAAACGATGCTCGCCTGGTTTATGTCGGCGGCGCAGGAATAGACCTCGGCGCCCGCCTCGCCGTCCGCGAACAGGAGGTAGAGAGCGATTGCCGCCGCGAGTTCGGACTTTCCGTTTTTCTTGCCGATTTCAACATATGCCGTGCGGAACTGGCGGTAGCCGTCCTCATTCACGATGCCGAAAATATCGCGGATGATTTGTTCCTGCCACGGCATCAGCCGGAAGGGTTTTCCGTACCACTCGCCCGTGGTGTGTTTGAGCATGGATATGAAGTTGACGGCAAAGTCCGCGCGGCGTTTATCATAACGGCTTGTAGACAGCATCAGCGGCGTTGGCGTATATTTAAAACCCGGCATAAATCTCTTCCTTCCTTGAAAATGAGCAAAAGAAAAAGTCTCCGCAAAGACATATACAATGTATATATTTATATGTCTATTTCCACAGCATTTCTTTAAGCCGTTTAAAGAAATCCCTGTTGCTAATAGGCAGCCCCGCCGCGATCCGTTCCTCCTCAAAGGCGAACCGCCGCTCCAGTTCATCCACGGAATAGTCCGAGCGGAACTTGCGCCATGTGCGTTCATCCCACTCCCGAAGCTGTACCCATAAATCGGGAAAATGTATCCGCAGAGCGCGGAGTTCTTTAAGCCCTTGCAGCGGGCAGTTCCAGCAGGACACACGGTCAAACAGTTCATACAGCCCGCCGAAGTCAAAGCCTTTCGCGTAGCAGTATTCCAAGGCTTGCTTTTCGGTGATACCCCAGTCCACCAGCGGATAGTTTTTATTCTTGATGCGGTGAGCCTCGTCCGCCGCGATGCCGACATACTCAACAATGTCATACTGTTTTCTGAGGGGTTTGAGGTAAGCGGCGATAACGTCGGTTTTCAGCCGCGAGGTACACCAGCGCATCCGTGGTCCCGGCCAGCCATTGCCGACGCGGTCAGCGCCGTACTTCCTGCTGACCGCGGTGTCGTATCTTGTTTTCGGTTTATGCTCGAACATGTAGTATTCAAAGGATTTTTCGGCTTTAATCCGCGTGATGGGGATGCCGATATATTTTTCGAGTTTGTCGAGGTGTTCATAAAGGAATTTAAATTCAAGCCCCGTGTCGCAAAAAAGGACAAGGTCGATGGGCATGCCCCGTTCTGCCATCATAAGCAGGAGGGCACTAGAGTCTTTCCCGCCCGAGAGCGAAACCATGTGAAGCTTGGATTTTTCAGTGTTCATCGCAAATTCCTCCATCAAAAAAGCACTGCCGAAGCAGCACCCATGTTATATATATGAGGCAGAGCCCCTTATGGGGTTGCCTCGGCTATTTTCGTGTTTAGTTGTACTTTTGTAAGATAAGGGCATAAACCGCCTTCACTCCACATTGTTTTTTCCCTCCGTGCATTCATTTGCCTTCAAAGGCGCGCCACTCTTCCAGCTTGAGTTGCCGCTGAGATTACGGAGGAGTATTTTCCTCGCGGCTTTATATTCATCTCCAACAAACCCCAGCCTTATTAGAAATACCCTGAATGCGAAGCGTTGGTTGTATACGGTTTTCTCTTTTGAGGTAACTCGTTGCAGTGTTTTTGCCATAGCGCAGAGTTTGGAAATAAAGATGCTGTAGGCTTCGGCCTCGTCGGCGTTTTCGGTATAGGGAAACCACTCGAAGCGAAGGTTACCGTCCGAGGTCTGAATGACCGGGAGGGTGCCGCCCGCACCAATGGCGGCCTTGATAAGCTCCCGCTTGCTGTCGATAAGTTTTGCGAGATTATCTAGTTTTTCGGGTGTGAAACCGTCAAGCGGCATTTCAATGGCAATGGTGCCGCGTTCGAGATCATCGCTTGCCCGAATACCATCCTCGCCGACGGAATCGCGGTGCTCCCTGCCAAGCCAAGGCTCCTTACTTGCGGACATAGGTGCGAATGTGCCGTTGAGATTGTGTTCGCGGCCGCTGTTGTCAATGATGGTTGGTGTTTTGTGAAGCCGTTCCCAATGTTCGCCGTCCCCGGCGTTGGCGTTGAGTTCGTCGACCAATGTGTCGAGAATACCCTTTCGCTTCGGGGCAACAGCTTCGGCTTCAAGCTCTTCCGGGGAAGGCAGCGCACCCATGCCGCCGAGGCCGCTCTCGTAGGTATCCGGCTCATCGTACTCGCGCTCCACAGCGTCGAAACCTGCCTGATGGAGCGCGTCTTCCAAGTCGAGGTTGTCGGGGCCTATGAGGTCGCCTGTCTTGGTGATTGTGAAATCTCCCACTTCGTAATTTGCGCTTGGCATACCGAGGTACTTTGTCGGCAGGTTCAATGCTGTGCTGATGGCGCCCACCAAACTTTTGCGTTCTGTGCCTTTGACATTGTAATTGAGTTTCATTTTCTTCGTCTCCTTAAAAAAGTGATTTTGTGCCTTGCGGCATACATATATATCACTTATTTCAACCCTAAAGTCAAGTATGTAAAACGCAGATATATCAAGGGTTAAAGTTTCCATGGCTGTGTATAATGACAATAAGACGGAAGCCCGAAACGCCCCTGTATCAGGCTTGCGTTTATCACAATATCACAGGCCCATAAACCGGGCATAATCAACAACGCCTTCCAGCACCCACTGAGCTACCGCGGTTACAACGCCGTTGCCCGCCATTTTGTAACAAGCTCCGTCTGAATATGGCTTCGCCAGAAAACGGGCAATTTGCTTGCGGCTCTTTTTCTTGCCAAGGGTGGAAAAAACGCCCTCCCAGAATATATAGTCCTCCTCTGTCGGGTTTTCTATTGATATCCCTTCGCACCAGTTCCGGGGCAGATTCATCAGCACCAAACACTCGGTGGGCGTAAGGCGGCGGACAATATATTCGGGCGGAGCCGACACCGCGCCGGGGCCGCGAGCCGTCAGGGAGTGCGTTGTTTCAATGCCAATCTGCGGCTTATACAAAGCCTTTAAGCTCTGGTTATATGCCGCGCGGTCGAGAGCGAAAGCGGGTTGGTTGATTACGGGCGGATTTTTGAAATCACGAGCCATGAGGGTTGGCGACTGTTCCTCGCAAGTTTGAGCGAAACTGCCCGTGGTCATGGCGTACGCCACGGCGGGTGCGTCATGAGTATCAATGGTGTAACTGAGGTTATCCTGAACCCCCTTTCCCTTGGGACCGTTTTTATTCTTCCGTCCCACCACTGCACCCTGAACACATACCACAAGCCCGCCTTGGTTGCATGGGGTCTGTGCCGAAGTGTCGAGCGTTTTTGCCGTGTCGGTTTCATACACACCGGAATGTGGATTTTGACTGCACATAGCGTGTGATGCCACGGAGGAAATACCATAAACCACGGGTTCCGCGCATAAAGGCACATTGTTGCCCCCGCTGCCGCAACGCCGGGTTAAAGTCTGCACGGTTCCGCTTTCATCGAGCTTGACGCGGCCGTCGGAGGGATAATTTTCAACGGCGATAGCGCCTTGATATTCGGCGGTCACTGTATATGCCGCGTCGCCGTTTTTTCTAACACCCGCGCCCTGTTCTCCGCCAGTGCGTAAAGCGTTCCTCATATCAATGGGAATCGCCACCCCCGGATGATTATCCCCGCCGTGAGCCTCCGCCCGGAGCGTCGGAGATATGTCCTCCCATGTTCCGCCTTTCCTGCGAATCATGGAACCGGCTTCAAAGGCGACACTTACATGGTTGTCGCCGCTGTCAGCCCGCAGGGTCGGAGCGATACCGTTCCAATGCTTGCCCTTCGGCAGCCGCGCCGTAGCGCCCGGTTCAAAGGAAAGAATTTCATCATCCTCATTGCCGGAATTAAAAAGCCCCGCCTGATATTCCAGGGCGGAGCGGAGCAGTTGCGGTATTTCTTTGCCTTTGGCATCTATCCTTCGTAATATGCCGAGACAGGCGGCGACGCTGAGATAGTATTTCGGATCGGCATCCCGTTCGAGAATTTCCGAAAGGTGCTGCCGGTATATTTCATGGGGTCGGCTGGCTATGCCGTGGAAGGTTTCGCCGCCCCATGTGTCAATAGCCTTTTGCATACGCTTGGCGCGGGCGTTGGGTATATCGGCAAAATAATCAGGATTGTAATATTTGCGGTTAATGCCCACAATAAAAATACGTTTCCTTCTTTGCGCTATCCCGTGTTCCTGTGAATCCTGAATATCTGGGTCGCAGATGAAGCCGAGATCCGCGAAGGCGTCCATGACTATTTTCCAGTCAGTACCCTGATTTATACTGAGCAAATTCGGTACGTTCTCAAAAAGAAACATCCTCGGATGGCTGCCGTTCGTCGCTGTCAGCATTTCGCGCATGACGCGGATAGCCTGGAAAAACAAACCCGACTGCCCGGACAGCCCTGATTGCTTACCGGCTATAGACCAGGAAGTACACGGGCTGCCGAAAGTCACAATGTCACAGGGTTCGATTTCGCCGCCATTGATTTTCATGATGTCGCCCAGGTGTTCCGTGTCCGGGAACCTTGCGCGGGTGACGGCGATAGGGAAAGGCTCAATCTCCGAAGCGTAGCGGGCCTTTATACCCAGCCGCTCGGCGGCAAGACAGAACGCCCCGGAGCCGTCGAATAAGCTTAACAATTTCACGATTTTTCAACCTCCTTCACAATATCGGTATAACGCAGTGTTTGACCGTCCCGCTCACAAGTAATGTCTTCGCCGCCGTTCTGTTTCAGTTCGGCGTAGCGCCGTAAAATGACCGAGGCGTATTTTTCATCCAATTCGAGCATATTGCAAATACGGTCTGTTTGCTCGCAGGCTATGAGGGTGGAGCCGGAGCCGCCGAAGGTATCAAGCACGATACCGTTCGCCTGGCTGCTGTTTTGTATGGGATAGGCAAGCAGGTCAAGGGGCTTTGAGGTCGGGTGGTCGCCGTTGCGTTTGGGTTTGGCAAAATTCCAAATCGTCGCCTCCTTGCGCCCGGCGTACCATTTATGGCTACCCGTTTTCAGCCAGCCGTAGAGAATCGGCTCATGCTGCCATTGATACGGTGAACGCCCCATGACAAAACTGTCTTTCGCCCATATACACGTTCCCGACAAATGGAAACCCGCCTCACGGAAGGCGCGGCGGAAATTCTCACCCTCTGTGTCGGCGTGGAATATATATGCGGAGCCGCCGCCCTCAAGATTATCGGCAAGGTTTTTAAAGGACGAAAACAGAAAATCATAGAACTGCTCGGCTTTCATGCTGTCGTTCTTTATTTTCAACCCGCTCGAAGATTCAAACGCCACATTATATGGCGGATCGGTCAGTACGAGGTTCGCTTTGCGCCCGTCCATCAGCTTTTTCACCGTGTCAGCATCGGTGGCATCGCCGCAAATAAGGCGGTGACGGCCTAATGTCCACACGTCGCCAGGCAAAACAAAAGCCGCTTCTTCCAAAGCGGCCGTCAGATTGAAGTCGTCGTCTGCGACATCCTGTTCGTCATTAGCGAACAACTTCTCGATTTCCTTGGGGTCAAATCCTGTCAGTTCAAGGTCAAAACCCAGATCTTTCAGTTCGCCGAATTCAAGAGCAAGGAGCTCGTCATCCCATCCGGCACTGAGGGCGAGGCGGTTGTCCGCCAATATGTATGCCTTTTTCTGCGCATCTGTGAGGTGTTCCACGAAAACGCAGGGCACCTCGGCGATACCCTCTTCCTTTGCCGCCATAATGCGCCCGTGCCCCGCGATGATATTAAAATCACCGTCAATCAGCACGGGGTTGACAAAACCGAATTCACGCAGACTGGAGCGGAGCTGCAGAATCTGCTCTTTGCTGTGGGTGCGGGCGTTACGGGCATAGGGCACCAGTTTATTTATATCCACTTTTTCAAACCGCGTTGTAGTTTCCATTTGTTAAAACCCCCTGTTTGTAAGCATTTCAAGGAAAGTGTTCTTGCCTTCATATGGCTGCTCGCTGTGCTGAGAAATGGTATTCCATATCCTGTCGAATATGGCCATAGTCTGTTTTGAGTAGTCTACCGCCATAGCCACATAAGGCGAGCGTTTTCCGTTGGCGATGCGTCCCAGCTTACGATTCATATATTCGCATTCGAGATATGCCCGCCGCAGATGGGCGAAGTCCTCAATTAAGGTCGGGGCAATAAGGTTCTCACATCCCGCTGCCCGGACAAATTCCGTAAGGCAGGAATATATCTCTGTAGCGCAGGGCAAAGCCCCGTCGTCTTCCCGGCCGCATTGCTTGAGGAATTCCGGCGGTTCCGTTACTGCCGGGAGCGACTCAATTTTCAGCGTACTCAATTCACGCTTGCCGGGGTTGCCTTCAATGAGCTTTTCAGCCAGCGGTTTCTTCGGCCGCCCCGCGCCGCTGCGCGCGCCCCCTCTCGGCATGGCGAACACCTCCCGTTTTTGAATTATTTATGCCTTTTTCTTTGTTTTTCTGATTTTCTTTGCTTATTTCTGATTTTTCTGATTGTTTTTATATTTTTCTGAATTTCCGTTTGATTTCAAAAAAATCATAAGCGCAGGCGTATTAAGGATTTTTTAAGCATTTCCCCGCTCCCGAAAAAAAGTTTTTGATTTCGCGAAAACTCACGCGACAGACCAGCGCGGTGTCGGGTCAGATACCGGCAGAGATACAGACCGCCCTTCCAAAACATGACAATTCTTGTCATCCGCGAAGGCGGTTGCTCTCGGAAAGAGTAATTTTCGAGTGGCAAGATGAACATAAAGCCATAAGGTTCTGCCTGTCATGCGTACCGCCTTGAGAGAGCGGTTTAATGTGGTGAACTTCTTGCGCAGGGGTAAGCCGTCCTGATTTATCGCACTGCTCACATATGGGATGAGCGGCGATATATCTGTCGCGGATGCGCTTCCATGCCCGTCCGTAACGCTGACGGTGTTCGGGAGAGCGGTGGTATTTATCGTACTCACGCATATCCTGTTTCGCGTGAGCCTCACAGAACCTGCCGTCCGTGAGTTTGGGACAGCCGTGGTGAGCGCAGGGCTTCTTTGGTTTCGTCGGCAACGCGGTCACATCCTTTCTCGCATAAAAAAAGCCGCCACGGTTTCCCGTAACGGCTTGATTTACAATTTGCTGATTATACTATATCACAGCCCGATTTTAAGTTCAACATGGCAGGGGCGGTCATTTACGGACATTCACGGTCTGATTTCAGAAACCCTTCAATTTCGGCAAGGGCGGACTCATGAACGCGCCTCGCGTGGCGTTCGCTGGCATAAATATCAGCCGCGATTTCAAGCCAGGTCTTGCGCTCGATGTAACGCTTGACGATTACCGCCTGCGCCGTGGGGTCGCCTATGCCTGTAATCGTCCGTGTAACCTCTGTCAGTTTGTCCCGCTCGGTTTGGATGCACTCCTCATAATCCATGAAGCGGACGATTGCGTCCTCAATCCTATGAATATTACGGGTTGCCGCTTTCGGCATATCTGTTAAACTCGGCGTGATATGTTCGGCGGAGGACTTCATGAACTCCAGTATTTCCGTCATACTTTCAATCCGCATTTTTAGCTGCCATGCCTGCGATAAATATTCCTTCGCCGTCATGAACCTCGCCTCCTCTCGCCGAACTCGCAGCCGCTCCAACTGATACCTTCCTGTTTGCTGCCGCTTTCGCTGACGTTAAGGAGAGCTTTAAAATAGTCGCTGTCCTTGCAGATGCACCTGTATGCCGCCCATTTCAATTCCTGCTTGGGACAGACTATGTCCGTGCCTTTGTTTTCGCAGCCCTTGCCGCATTCGCAGGGTTTCTTGCCGCAGGTGCAGCCGCTGTCCAATTCACAGTCTTTGCAGTGTTTTTTTGTGTATCCGCTGGCGTTTTTATCGACCGCCGTGTAGCGGCAGACCGCGCATCTTATGTTTTTAGCCATAGGGATTGCCTCCTTCAAGAATTCAGATTTTGGATAATTTCCTTGACCTCTTGAAGCGATGTGACTTTGAAGGCTTTGCCCTTTGCGGCGTTGATTTTTTTGAGCGTTAATTCTTGCAGCGTTGTAAGCTTACCCGATGGCGTCTTGACCTCAAAGGCAACGAACGCACCGTTTATACAGCAGATGATATCGGGCAAACCCGCCGTGCCGTACATCCCGCCGGTTTGTTTCCAGCAGAAGCAATCGGGTACGGTCTTGAGATAACGGAGTATGGCATGTGTAATATCCTTTTCGAGCATGATCCGCTCCTTCCCGGCTGACGGCATGACGGTATGGTTATATATATACTTATACTAAAGAAAAAGACAGATATATAGGATATATATACGTTATGGGTCAGCACCCGTCAACACCTTGAATCATAAGGGTTTTTGAAGGTGTCATCCGTCAGTCTTGCCACGGATAACCCTCATATTTCGGACGTATAACGGATAGTCCGTACCACGTTGCCCCGCGCTCCCCGCGCTTTTTCACAAAACCGCGCAATTCCAGCGCACGGGCAAAGTCGCGGTTGCAGCGTTTGTATTCGCCTGTTTTTACGCACCAGTCCGAATAAGCCTCATAGAGCTTACCGCCGCTTTCGCATTCATTTGACTCAACAATGCAGCACTCTTCGAAAAACTGCGACAGCCAGTCGTTCTCGGCGCGGTACTGTTCTTTCGCGTCGGTCACCGCGCCGCACTCAGGCAGTTTGTAGCCGTTTTTGATAAACATTTTCGCACCCTCTATCATCCAAGCGAGAATCGCGCCGCCCGCTTCCTCTAATAGCCGCTCGGCAAGGTTCAGCTGCGGTTTTTCTATTCTGGCATTGAATGGCACGGGTCCGAGCCGACGCCATGTCCCGTGGTCATCGCTCCCGATACGCGGCAGATGGTTCGTATATAGCACAAGGCTGTGGGTGGGGGTAAAGACAAAGGGGTCATGGTATTTTTTCTCGGCGGTCAGCGGGTCGGTGGATGATACCTGCTTTAGCATTGCCGTGGAGAGCCGGTTGCCTTCTTCTGTCTCCGAAGCTATCACAAGACGTTTTCCGAACAGCTCCGCCATATCGTTTTTGGGATTTTTTGCTTTCGTGGTCAAACATTCGGCGGGGATTTTACCGCTGTAATCGCCGAGGATTTCATAGAGTGTATTGAATAGCGTGGATTTTCCGTTATTGCCGCCGCCGTAGGCGATGATCAAAACCTCGTTGTAAACCTTACCCAGACAGGCCATGCCCGCGACGCATTGGACATAAGATTCAAGCTCCTTACTGCCGAGGGTGATGTCCGAGAGAAACTTCTCAAAAAGGTCGCTGCGCTCCGCGTTTGGTGACACTGCCGTTATCTTTGTGCAGTATGCTTTCGAATCATGGGCACGGAGCTTTCCTGTACGCAAGTCAACGATCCCGGCAGGGGTATTGAGGTCGCAGGGGTTACTGTCTAATGAATCATTGGATATTTCGAGTATGGATTTGGCGACACCGAGGACACCCTGCACGCGGTTAAAGGAGCGCATTCTCACGGCAAATTTAACATAATCGCCATCGCCGCTTTGCAAGGCTTTATCAAGGATGACATCGGTGAACGCTACTTCGAGCCCCTGTGCCTTGAGATCGTTGTTCTCCCAGCGTTTTCTGTCCCACACAAGCCAACCGAGGGATGGGCTGTACTTTGCCGTCATGCCGTTATACTCAGCGAATGCCGCCGCGACGGAGATGTCGGAGTAATCCTTCAGCTGCACATCATGGTTCACTTGACCGTTATTAAAATTATTTAAGTTTTCAGCCAATTCAAGGGATGAAATCAAATTGACGGCATCTTCGTAGCTCTGCGCCGACAATAAATAGTCGGAAATGTCGCCTTTGTTCGGAAGCATAGAAATCTGCGCAGTTTTCACGCTTTTCGCTATGCCAAACAAGGCTTTACTCACGACCTCGGCGTGTTTGAGTCCTGCGGTATCGTTGTCGGGGATGATAATCACGTCCTTGCCACGCAGGGATTCGCTGTAGTCCTGCTTCCAATGCCCAGCACCCATCGGCGAGGTTGTGGCGGCAAAGCCCAAAGCTTTCAGGTTTTCCGCGTCTTTTTCGCCTTCTACGAGATAGACGGTCTGCGAAGCCATAATCCCCGGCAGATTGTATAGGACTGTCGCTGTATTTTTGAGTGTCCATTCTTTGATCGTGCCGTTGGGATTTAGTGCGGCCTGTCTGAAATTCTTTGGCTCATAGCGTATCGTCGCATGAATCGGAGCGCCGTTTTCATCGGTATAGACGTAGCGGCATACTTCGCGCCCGGCAGATTTTTGTTTCTGCGTTGGAACGGAAAACCTCTGCGAGGGCTCATAAAACAAATCGCTCTGGGTGATACCGATTGTGGTGCAGATGTTTTGCACAGAACAGCCCGCATGACAGTGCATAAGGATTTTGCCGTTTTCTTCTGTGATGGACAGGCTTGCGGTTTTATCGTCGTGGCAGGGGCATTTGCCCTGATAGCCGCCACCCGCGTTCGCTTTTACACCGCTGAAGCGCGGCAGAATTTCATTCAAGGTCATGACCGCGCACCTCCTTTAAATCTGAAGTGAAAAACCGGAGACTCTTGTTTTGGTGCTTTGCCGCATCAATTTCCATTTGCATACCCTCGCTGATTTTATTCCCGAATATCCACATCTCCTTACAGCCATTAAGCAGTCGCAGCCCGAAGGACAGAGCGAGCTCGCGCTCTGACCGGATATTGTCATTCATAAATTGGGGAAGAAAAAGATGAGGCGCGATTGGGAAACATCCCTGTTCCACGGCGAATCGGCAATAGCGGCGGGCATTTCGTACATTGTTCTCTGTATCGCCGCGATATGGCGAACAGATATATATCTTCGGGGCACTCTGCTTTCCCTTATGTTCTTTGCGCTCGGAGCGCGAGATGTTTCGCAGAGCTTCATACGCTGTCGGGTCGTAATACCCTGAACCGTTAAAGCGGTCGCTTCTGTTATTGCTCATACCGCCGCCTCACTTTTTTTCGCTTTTCAGCGAGTATTTTCAAAAAGCTTTCATAAAAACCGCCGATTATGTTACGGGTATAAGAGCCGATCCCGTGAATCTGCCTCAGCCCTTCAACACCATTTTTTTGTATAAAGTCGTGCAAGTCGGCCATTGTGTGAATATTCGCGCGCCACAATGTCCTGTATACACGAACGCTTAAACAAATGTCGCCGATTTCCGTATCCATGCAGAGAGTGTCCTTTTCGATTTCACTTCCGCAATGCGGACAAATTAATGTTTTCATATACATTCGCTTCCTTTCCGCCGAGCATAGGAGACGGGATATCCCTCATCTCCTATGCCCGGCTATTTCTTTAATCTTCGATAATTTCGCCCGTTTCGGGGTCACAATTGAGTGTGTCGTCGTTCGCTGCGGTATCGGTTTCAAATCCGATGGAGGCCGCGCAACTTTTGATTTGCTCCGAGAGCGGAGAGATGACCGCGCATTCCTCGGCTCTCAAGTCGCGGTCGAAAGTGAACGCGGCCTGACTGTAAGCGATACCTCCCGCGTTGTTGACCTTTTTCAAGGTAAAGCGCGTGACCACGGTGTTTGTTTTTTTGCCTTTGGACAGCTGTGTCTTTACATATTTCGTGAATGCTTTCAGACTGCCCGTGGGGAGGGACAGCAGGATTGGAAACATTTCGCCCTCACGCAGAATGTACACGCGCCGCTTGTTCTTACAGGACTTCGCACCGTTTTCGCCGGAACCGAACCGATTCAACGGACAGTCCTTGCAGCTGCCGCCGGGATTGCCGAAGCCGGTGACGTTGTCATAACTTCCGCAGTCCGGCGGATTGCTGCCGCCTGTATATTTTGTGGAATAGTAGGCATTGAGCGGATGGTGGTGCAGGATGACACCTGAAAAATCCTTGACCGTTTCCGTGTCATCGCCCTCTGTGGGAAGTTCATACATCGTCGCACCGCCGGAGGGAATCTTGATTCGCTCGAAGCCGATATCCAATCCGTCCAGTTCGTCACTGACCATCTGCGAAAAATCTCTGTCCGCCAGAGCGAGGTATCCGCTGTTGTTTTGTATCGCAAGATCGGTGTTTTCCTTTTTCTTTGCCATTGTATTTTCCTCCGTTAAGAATTTTTCGTGGATTTTGCCGTCGCCTTGGCGACTCGTACCGTAATTTTGTCGTAGGTGCTGATTTTCCCGGAAAGCCAGTCCGGAAGCGCGTCGTCGTTTTGCTCTATGATGTCGTTGACTGTTGAAGATAGCGTGTTGGCGTTCACTGTTTCCGTGATTATGTCACCATAGCCGTTCTCGCGAAGTGCGGAGTACAAAGCTTCTTTGCATCCAGCCGGCGGCGACGCGAAGGTGCGGGTGGAGAGCGAATAGGTAAATCCCGAATGGGTGAAGGATGGCAGTTCGTTGTCCGTCATAAGTTCCGACAGTTCGCTCATTGTCTTTTCAATCTCGCCGTTTAAGAATTTAACTTCCAGTTCCACATCGGCTTTCGTGTCCCGGAGGTCTTTCAGTTTAGCGGCGAGCGTGAGGATTTGCTTGTCCATGCGATTTTTTCTCCTTTCTGCAGTGTGAGGGGTTTTTTATTCCCTCCGCTTTTCACCTATCCACGGGGAAGCGCTGTCGACAGGCAAATGAATTTTTTTCAAAAAGGATTCACGCCGCGCTTGTATTCGTCCGTTACACGGCGGGCAAAATCGGATTTTTCTTTTAAGGATCGAAGGACTTTCTCGTCAATCGTCCCGCGCGCCTGTATATAGTAGTAGGAACAGAACCTTGTCTGGCCGGCCCGGTGGATGCGCGAACGAGCCTGTTCATGGTTTGCAGTACTGTAATCAAGGCTGTAAAATATGAGGTCACTGGCGGCATGGAGGGTCAACCCAACGGAGGCACAGGCGATTTGCCCTATAAATACGGAAACCTCCGTCTCCTGCTGAAACCGTCGTGTCTGTTCGGCGCGGTCTTTTGTTTCGCCGGTAACAGCGGAATAAAGAACGCCCGCTTTTTCGAGCATCGCTTTTATAGCGTTGATTTCGGCGGTGAATTTAGCAATGACCACTGCCTTTTTGTTCTCCTCGCGCAGGGTTTCCAATAAGTCCGACAGGCAGTCCAGTTTTGCGTTTGACACGGCTGAGGATTTGCCGTCGTCATCGGTGATGAATCCGCCCGTCAACTGACTGAGGCGCAGGATTTTTGTCAGAACGTTCGTCACGCTGATTTCGCCGTTTTCCAATTCCGCGTAACACTCCTTGACGAGGGCAGCATAGAGTTTCGCTGCGTTTGGCTCAAGGGTGACGCGGCGAATAATATCCGTCGTGTCCGGCAGATCGAGGGCGTCCTCTTTTTTTATGCGATACGCGATGCTGTGGAGCTTTTTTGTATACTCAGGCTCCATGGATTTTTTAAGACGGTACTGGTGATTGCCATACCCATAGGTGTCAAAGAACCTGTTCCGAAAGGCATAATATGAATTTCCAAAGATAGCCGGGTTGAGGAATTTATACGGGCTGAACACATCCTCGGCGTGGTTCGTGACCAGAGTCCCCGTAAGGATGAGCCGGTATTTTGCCGCCGCCGACAGGCGATGACAGGCTTTTGACTGTTTGCTGTTGTGGGTCTTGAGCCGATGAGCCTCGTCCGCGATAATCATGTCGGGCTTCCATGCGAGAAGCTCAGATTCGAGCCTCCAAGCGGATTCATAATTAACTACGGCAACGGTTAGAACATTGCTTCTGAGACGCCGAAGAGTATCGGTCTTTTTCGCGCCGCTTCCCTCAAGAATCGCGAGAGCATACGGAATTCCGGCAAATTTCTCAAATTCATCTTTCCATACACTTAAAATGGAGAGGGGGGCGAGGATTAATACGCGGTGGACTTCTTGAGTGAGATACAACTGACATGCCACAGCTATTGCCGTGATTGTCTTTCCGCACCCGCACTCAAAAAGCAAACCGTATCCGCGGCTTTTCCCGCTGAGAAACATTTCAAGGGCACGTTTATACGCATCTCGCTGGTGGGCGTAGGGTTTCACCTTTATGGGCATCGGGGAATATTTCATTTGCCGCCGCCCCCTTTTTCGCTGTCGGATTCCGGCTCTGCTTTCGCGCCCAGCGCCGACAGCCGCCCCGCGAGCCTCCGAGATACCATGCTGATCGCCAGTAACAGACCGACGACCTCCTCACGCTTTTCGGCACCACATAAAGTGCCGAAGCTGTTTTCTCTGATTTCATCCATATTTTTGAGTCTCCTTTCCGGGACGGTAACCGCCCTCCGCTTTTCAACTATCCATGGAGAGCGGCAATCGACTGCGAACGGAGATTTTATTGCACTGATTCCTTTATTTGCGCCATAATCTTTTTGTATTGGCGCAGTAAGCGCTGGTGCAGGGTTTTAAGTTTCACGTCCGGTTCGTCCTTCTGTATTTCGCGGGCAAGCTCCATCAGGTCGAGTCCGTCAAAATGAACCGCTTTAAGCAGGGCTTCCGAATCACCGTCCAAAGCGGCGAACAGGGTGTCAAGAAGAAGCTTGTCCTCTATGATTTTTTCGTAATCATTCGGATCGGGTATCTGAAAACCGGCGTCCTCAAAATTGTCCGCAGAGAGTGCGGAATTTGATTCTTTCAACTTCGGGCAGCGTTCGCAGTCGGCTTTACAGGTATGGCAGAGGCAACAGTTGATTCGGTTGCCGCCGATCCAGCCCGCGCGGGGACAGTCGGTGCAGCGGCTGTCAATGGGTTTGCCTTCGGAGTTGAGGATACGGTTGCCGTCTTTGTCGCGTATGTATCGGCAAACTCGCCCTTGTGGATCCCGGCAGCGGTTCTGACGATGGATTTCTGTCGCTGCAGTAGAATCCGAGGATTTGGAGGTTCTGACGAATTGCAGATTTTCTTCTGTCGGCGGGAGCAACGCGTGGTATCCGTCGGCTTCGTAGTGGGCGAAGGCGGGGGCATAAGCCTGTCCGTTTTCTTTGCAAAACTTTTTTCGTTTTTCCTCAGCGTTGACGAGGGTAAAGAATACAGATCTGTCGAAGCACCGCTCCCTGCCGTTGCCGAGGTCAATGCGATAATTGGTGGTGTCTGCGCTGTAGGGATACAACATTTCTTCGGTTTCGGTCGAATGGCGGTAATATCCGCCGATGTTCAGCGCTGTGTTAAAGGCGGCTTCGGTGATGGCGGACGGATCGCCGTCCCGGGTGATGATGCATTGTTTCATTGTGGTATCCTCCTTGAGTTTTTTATTTCGTGTTTCATTTTTGAAGCGTGTAAACGTCGCTAATTCTTTTTGCAATTCCAAAAGAGCGATTTGTGTATTCGAGGGCTTTTTTAGTCCAACGCCGCCCTTGTAGGCATAAAAAGTTGCAGTTTGTACAGTTCGGAAAAAACAGAGCCCATTAGGATAAAAGCCCTCACTGTATAGCCACGGGAACAGGCATTTGTACACATAGAAAAAAATTAAATTTTGGGGTGTTGGGAAAACGACGTTTATTACGCTTTAGTCAACAAAAAAAGCCGCCGGACGAACAAGAGAAAACGCTGATATAGCGTTAACCATGTCCGTCCGGCGGCTCTGTTGGTTTGTGTATTCGGTTTTTAGATTTAAGCGATGAATTCTAAGTATTGCTTATCCGCGACTGATCCGTCTTCGTTAAATTGAATGATTTCAACTCTGCCGTCACTGAGGAAGCTGACCGTAACCTTAAGATTCTTATTTACAACTTCAACGAGACGGTTGGCGGGATCTACCCGGCAGGCTTTCTTGCCCTTGGCATTTTTAACATCGTGCATAATTTTTCGCACCTCCTATCTGCATTTTGCGTTAGAGACATAATTTTTGCGTTGGCGAAATTTGTGTTGAATTTCAGAGGAAAATCGGGTATAATGTAAGAGAATGTTTTGATTCCCGCATTGCCTCTGTTTGCAACCATTATACATATAGCATACAGAAAATTTTTTTAGGTGTAAGGAGGGTAAAAAGGGGTATTTTTAGGGACATATTGAAACCAAATAAAAGGAGATTGAAAATCATGAGGTTTTGCGAATTTATAGATGCGCTGTTTAAAGAATCATCTTGTTCGAGCCAAGGACAGTTTGTTTTGGAAATTTTTTCTGCTTTATGCGGTGAACCCAGTCCCAAAACCACCAATCACGAAGCTGTCAATAGCAATGATACTGCGATATGTAGCCCCTTTCTTCCTGTCGGTTTATCCAATCCCAGTGATGCGTCATACAGAAAGCAACTATTTCAAAACAGAAATAATAAAGGAAAATCTGCTTTATCCGCAAGAATTAGAACCGAGATTTTGAAGGCTCAAAATCAAGAAACTTTCATTTCATATTGCAAATCAACCTTCTCCGAATCAGAAAAGGTTACTCGTTTGCTCTGTAAAAACCTTGGAATATCTGATAAACCGCGCGATGTTCTGTTTACCGCAATTTATGATCAATTCATCGAATTTGCGAAATCGCCATATGATGATGTGGATTCCGTGATGGAAAAGCACGAGCTCACAAAAAACAATAATCTCAGACCAAGAAATGAATTCTTCTCCGGTAGAAACGATAAATTGGATTCTATTGAAGACTTGTTCAGAAGACAAAAAAAAGATGCCGTTAATATACGGCAAACAATTTCAGGACTTGGAGGAATCGGAAAAACTCAGCTTGCGATTGAGTATGCCTATCGTTATTGTGGGAACTACATAAACTGCATATGGTTTGTCATAGCCGAAAGTTCAACTACGGTGTATAACCACTTCAAGGATTTTGCGGATTGTCTAAAACTGCCTTTACCAGCGGAATTCAATCCGGATGACCTGCAACGGGAAGTAAAACACTGGCTTGCTGAAAACAGCAATTGGCTTATTATCTTTGACAACCTTGACTCTGCGGATGTTATAACACCATACTTGCCGCAAAAATATACGGGGCGCATTATCATTACGTCCCGTAGTGCAAATATTAATTTTGGAACATCGCTTGAACTTGGCGTTTTTGATGCGGATGAGTCGCTCTCGTTTCTGAAGAGACGTTTTTCCGAAGACGACAATTTAAAAATGGAAAATTATAAATTTGATGATTTTGATGAGTATGCTCCCAAATTGACCGAACGCTTGGGACATTTGCCTCTTGCGCTTGAACAAGCGGCAGCTTACATTAAAAAAACAAATGGTTACCGAATTTCAGATTATTTGAAATTGTTGGGAGAATCAAGCATTGACGCATTTGCTGATGAAGATGCAAAAGCACTGTACTATGAGAGCGTCGTAAAAGACACCTTTGACATTTCATTCGAATCATTAAGCACCAGCGCACAATATATCATGAACCTTTGCGCTTATATGGCACCGGATAGAATCCCAGTGTCGTTTTTTGTTGAAATGCGCAAAAAATTGCCGTCTCCGCTTTGTGAAAACCTGGAAACTGAGCAAAAAACAATTCGTGTATTTAATGATATTAAATCATATTCGCTTGCAAACGGCGATGCATATTTCATTAACATTCACAGACTTGTTCAGGAAGTAACGCGAAAAAAACATGAGGTGGAAAATGAAGGGAAATGAATGGTTTTGTCTTAGCTTTAATATGCTTTTAGAATATATACCTACTGAATTTCATTCAAAAGCTTTACGCGTAAAGTTTGAAAAAATAGCAGAACACGCGTTGGCGGTGTTAGAATACTCCGAATTGGCGTTTAAAGACCTAAAAAAAGAGCAGATTGTATCATCTGATTTCTACAATTCGATTTCAATAGGTTATTTTGAACACAGTAATTTTGAAAAGGCTCTTGAAATCGGGATGAAGTCATTAGATATAAAAAGCGCAGTTTTGCCACGGGATGATATAAGCTATTCACCAAATTACAGCAATATCGCAAGCTTGTATAATTATCTCGCGGACTACGATAACGCGATTGAATATTATCAAAAAGCACTTGATATCCTTGAACGCCATCGTCCCAATACGAATGGATACAGTATTTCGCAAATCTTAAACAATCTTGCCAGCGTCTACCAGGGCAAGGGCGAGAATGACACAGCTTTATCTTTATATGAAAAAGCGATGGCTGAAGAAAAAGATGAAGATTACGCTTTGGATTTAGTAATTAGGGACAATATCGCAACGGTATATTTAGATCAAACCCGTGTCAATGACGCTCTCGAAATTTTTAGCGACGTCTTAAAAAAGCGCATTTTGAACTTTGGCGATGAAAATCATCCTGATGTTGCCGTCAGCTATTCTCATATAGGAAAGGCGCATAACGAATTAGGGAAATTTGATGAAGCAATTGAAAACTATACCAAGGCAATAACGATTTATGAGACAATACTGGGAGTTCAGCACAGGCTTACCTCAATAGCTTATTCCAATCTTTCAAATGTATATATCAACAAGGCCCTTTATCAAGAGGCTTTGGAAATGGAATTGAAAGCGTTGGAATACAGATTCATGTATTATGGAGACAGGCATCCGGAATATGCCGCCTCATATTGCAATCTCGCAAGCATCTACAGTTATCTTGGCGATTTTGTGAAAGCGGAAGAATATTACCTCTCGGCTATTTCGATAGAAGAACCTATGCTTGGAAGAACCCACAGAAATACAATCGTAACATATAACAATTTATCCGATCTTTATTGTATGTTAGGGCGATTTGAAGAATCGGCGGATATAAATTCTTCCATGCTTAATGCTTTAAATAGATCAAAAAACAGTGCCGCTTCAGATTTCGCCTTTGTTTATAACAACATCGCGGCGGTGTATTCGGAGCAGGGAAAGTTTTCTGAGGCTCTTGATTATTATATAAAAGCTCTTGATATCGTTGAAACGAGCTATGGTAAGATTCACCATGTCACGGCAAATGCGCTTAACAATATCGCGGCGGTGTATTTTGATATTGACGACTGCCAAAAAGCACTGCAATACTATAACCGCGCTTTGGATATAGAAACGCAATTATACAGTAATCCGCATTCAGAGATTGCGGTAACATACAGCAACATCGGTCTGGTGTACGAGAGGTTGTCCAATCCCGAGGAATCTTTAACATGGTACTCAAAAGCGCTTGATATCTTTATCGGTACTATCGGGCTGCACCATCCGAAAGTCGCCGCGCTATATCAAAATATCGCCTCCGCTTACGAGGCTCAAGGCAATAACGAGGATGCGTTGGAAACATATTTGGACGCTTTCGATATTCTCTATGATTCGTATGGGGATAACCATCCTGAACTCGCTACCGCATTATGCAACATCGGAAATACATACACGAAACTTGGTGATTGCGAAACCGCCATAAGCTGCCATTTGAAAGCTTTGAAAATTAGGCAGAACGTGCTTGGCTTCACGCACCCGGATACGGCGAACTCTTATAATAATCTGGGATATGCCTACGATAAACAGGGAGAGTTTGATGAGGCGCTTGATTTATATTTTAAGGCATTGGAAATTTGCGAGGAGACTTTGGGGCGTGAACATTCGGATACTATAAATGTTTGCAAGAACATTGTTTATGTGTACAATCATAACGGTTTGCCGGAAAAGGCAGATAATTTCAAGCGCGAGTATTTGTCGTAGAACGTGTCTGCGTTATGAGGGATTAAGAACGGCGGTGAATTTCATATGCTAAGTGGCAAAAAAGTGGACTGGCTCGGCTTGTGCTTCGAGATGATGCAAATGTATATTCCGAAAAATTTCAGCACTTCAGATTCGCACAATAGATTTATGAACATCGGTGACCATTTGGCAAGCGTGGTGCTGTTTGCCGGCAGAAAGTATGGATACGAAAGAAAAGCGGAAATTGATGAATTGTCCGGCAGAATGATATGGTCGTTGCGTCAGGATTTTGAATATATGAAAGCCCAGGGTAAGCATTTAGGAATATACAGTAAAGATAAGCAGGACTGAGATAAGAGTAATGTTCGGGGAGGGAAAATGAATAGGATTAACTGGCTCGGCTTGTGCTTCGAGATGGTTTGCGATTTTGTTTCGCTTGAAAACCCTCGGGATGAAATGAATAAAAAATACAGAGACGTTGCCGAGCATATTTTAAACGTCATTTCCTGCATTAATCACGACGGCGACGACGAGACGAAAGACGATCTGGCCATTATCTACTATATTCTCGGTTATGTGTATTCGGATGTTCTTTTTAATAATGATAAATCGCTTGAGCTATATTTTAACGCTTTGAACCTCTATGAAACCCTTCCCTTAACCGAAGATGCAACTTTAGGTGCTTTATATTGCAATATCGCCGCTACCTACAGTGAGAAAGCCGAATATGAAAAAGCAAACGAATGGCATTTTAAGGCTTTGAAAATCAGGGAAGAATCGCCGGGTGTCGATGACGAGGATGTTGCCAACAGCTATCACAGCATAGCATCTATGTATTATGACATGCGGAATTTCGATAAAGCCTTGTGTTGGGGAAATAAAGCGTTGATACTCAAGGAAAAGTTCTTCGGTAGAAACCATCGGGCGACGGCATCAACTCTTCATATTCTCGCCGATATTTATAACGAAATTGACCAAGAGGAAACAGCTCTTAATTTCTATAAAAGAGCATTGGATACAATTGCGGGAGAAGGTTATTCAGAACAGATAAATAAGGATATCGCAGACGTGGATGTCGGTGAAAAAAAGCCGTATGAAGGGGCGTTGAAAGCCAATTTCAACACTTTGGAGGTAACGCGAAGGGAAATCGGTGACGACAATACGATTATTGCCGAAACCTATACCCGTATCGCATATTTGTATACCGTTAGAGAAGAATTTGATGAGGCATTGGATTATTATTTTAAGGCCCTGAAGATTTATGAAAAGATCCTTGGCCGCGACCATAATCTGACCGCAGAGATTTATAACAATATCGGAACGACCTATTGTATGTTAGAACAGGATGAAAATGCGCTGGAATATTGCCTGACCGCTCTGAAAATCTTTGAAAAGGTTCTGGGCGAAAAACATCAAGATGTCATCGATTCCTATCATACAATCACATCAATATACAGCGTTATGGGTAACGATGAAATGGCAAAAATTTATACAGCCAAAGAAACCGGCAACGAGGTGGAAAATGAAAATTAACTGGCGCGGATTGTGTCTGGATTTGATGTTTTACTCCTTCGGGTTCGATGTTACAAAAATATCGGATTTTAAAAAGTTGGTCGATCATGCCGTCAACGTCTGTGAATACTCTTTGGAAAATTTGCATGACAATGTGCAAAGAGAAAAAGTTTGCTGGATATACAGCTATGCCGGGTTCGGATTTCATGGAATCGGCAGCTATTCCGAAGCGTTAAAGTATGATAAGAAAGCCTTGGAACTCGCTGAAGATATATATGGTGACAATCATGTTAACGTGATCAAGATAATGAATAATATCGCGGAAATATACAGAGATATCGCGGACTATCCATTGGCGCTTGAATGGTATAATTGGGCTTCGAATATTTGTGAAGAAAGCCTACAGACAGAAACGGCTGAGTATGCGATGATATGTAACAACACCGCAGCCTGCCAAGATCACATGGGCAAATATGCCGAAGCACTGAAGGGGTATGAACGTGCGCTGAAAATTCGGGAGTCCGTTTTAGAGCCGGAGCATATAGATCTCGCCCAAAGCTATAACAATGTTGCCCACGCGAATAAAAATCTCGGCAATATACAGAAAGCCGCTGATTACCACACTAAAGCTTTAAACCTGCGCGTGAAAGTCTGCGGGGACAATCACCCTTTAGTCGCGGAGAGTTACATCAATCTCGCGGGAATTTATGCTGACGGAGGATGCGTCGGCGATGCGATAGAGCTTTATGAGGGTGCGATTATAATTTACAAAAAAATATACAAGGAAACAAAAGACCATCCCGACCTCGCAAGGGTTTATAACAACTACGCTTCCGCTCTTGCGAAAAACGGCGACATTGAAAAAGCCTATCAATTCTATTTGCTTGCATGGGATATACGGGTCAAGGCTTTCGGGATTGAACATCCGGAGACCCTTTCCAGTTATAACAATATTGCCTATATTTACGGCAAGCGCGGCGAATACGAAAAGGCACTTGATTTGCACAAAAAGATTGTGAAAATAAAAATAGCGGTCGGCGGGGAAAACCCCGACACCGCTGTGAGTTATAACAATATCGGTATGTGTTATTATAGATTAGCCAATTACGACGAAGCAGTTATTTGGGTTCTTAAGTCGCTGATAATCCATAAAAAATCATTTGGGGACGCAAGCTACGAAACGATGAATGTGGAGAATAACCTGCGGCTGACCTATGAAGAAGCCCGAAATAATAATCCGGGCAAATATCCTTTATCTTTTGAAGAATGGCTTGTGATTGCGATGGAGGGAGTCGATTCGGATGACGGTGAACAATAAAACCGACTGGCTTGGCTTGTGCGTTGATATGATTACAAACCACCCAAAAAAACCACACAGGGCAAACCATTGAAAAACAAGGGTTTGTCCTTTTTTGTGTCTTGCATAAAGCCACATGAAACCCCATAAGCATGACCGAAAGGGGGAATGAATATATGAAACACAACAAAGAGAACAGCGAAGCAAACGAAAGAATCGAACTATCGCCCGAAATGCAGAGACGCATATTGAAGTTTTTTATGAAAACATCAATGCCGAGGAAAGCCCGAACGGAAGCGATTCAAAAAAAAGAAAAAGCCCTCGCTGAAAATGAAGGGCAGGACATCATTTGAAGACGGCGATATATGTCCGCGTTTCGACCGAGGAGCAAGCCAAAGAGGGTTACTCGATTCGGGCGCAGATAGATAAGCTCAAGAATTATATTATGATTAAGGACTGGGAATTTTACAAGGTGTACGCTGATGAGGGAATCAGCGGAAAGAATATCAAAGACAGACCCGCCATTAATGAGCTGATAGCAGACATTAAGGCGGGTCGCGTTCATAATATTCTCGTCTATAAAATAGACAGGCTCACAAGAAGTACAAGGGACTTAATCGATTTGACGGATATTTTTCGGGAACAGCATTGCGCATTCAATTCACTAATGGAAAGCATAGACACCCAAACCGCTTCGGGCAGAATGTTCTTGAAAATAATCGGTATCTTTGCGGAGTTTGAGCGGGAAAACATTATCGAGCGAATCACGCTTGCTTGTGAGAAGAAAGCAAAAGAGGGCTATTCGCTTAGCTATTTTACCGCGCCATATGGATACGATAGGCAAAGCGGTGAGAAAGTGCAGAGGGTCAACCCGATAGAGGCCGAAACGGTCAAAGAGATTTATGCGATGTATATAGACGGCAATATGCCATTCAATGCAATTGCAAGGAATCTAAATCACAGAAACATAAAAACTAAGGCGGGTGCCACTTGGTGCGCTTCCACTGTCAAAGGCATTTTAACAAATCCTGTTTACATCGGCAAGGTCAGATATTCCGTGTATAATAAAGAGCGCTACTTTGAAGCCGAGGGCAAACATGAGGCGATTATAAGCGAAGATTTATTTTATGAAGTCCAAAGCCGAATGGGGAAGCTTCAAAATAAATCGTATACCAAAAGACCGAGAGAAGACAACTATTTCAGCGGAACGGTTTATTGCGGTCTGTGCGATGCGAAGCTGAGAACCCATACCAATTATAAAATCGGCAATAATGGGGAGCAAATTCATAACAGCAATTACAGTTGCCCAAATAGGGTAAAGGGATTGTGCGACAATTCAACGTTCAGTCAAAAAAAGCTAGAAACCGTTTTTCAAGAGCATATGAAAAGTTTTCCCGATATCACAATAACAGATGATGCATTGCTAGAAGAAAAAAGCAAGCAGGACAGCATCAATAATCTCATTCGCGAGGAATACGAAAACGCCATTGCCAAACTGGATAAAAAAGCAAAGGACATTATGACGCTTTATTTAAGCGATAAAATCGGCTTTGAGGATTATACAAAAATGAATACGGCGCTTGCGAGTGAAAAAACGGAATATGTAGCGCGACTAGAAAATATCCCGACCGAACCAGAGGAGGATATATTACTGACAAGAGAGGAAATATTAACCGACTTCCGCGAGAACTGGGTGCTTTTAACCAATGCGGAAAAATTACAATTCCTGCAAAATTATATTGAAAAGATAACGGTGGTGTCCAAGAGAGAAGAGGGGCAAACACAAAACATGGTCAAGGTCTTAAAGGTAAAATTCTACGATAAGTAGGCTTGGGAAATGAATTTTACCCATGTTCAACCCCTGTTGCGCCAATGTTGCGCGTCATTCTCTATCCACTCCCTAGCAATAGCGGGGTGTCGGCTGTTTTTGAACACCCGACACCCC